GGAGCGCCTGACGAGACGGGTTGTCACCATGGAGAAGCGGAATGGATTGGAGGGCGCGCCCACAGGGCCGCAGGAGGGAGCTAAGTCGATATGAACAAAAAAATCCTTGATGTAACGTGTGGATCTCGCACTATTTGGTTTGATAAAAACCATCCCGCGGCGTTGTATTGTGATAAGCGAAAAGAAACCTACCTAGGATATTGGAAAAGCGGTGATGGCAAATCTACCCGAAATTGTATTATAGATCCCGATGTGTGCTGTGACTTCACGGCGCTACCCTTCCCGGACAATTCTTTTCCGCTGGTAGTATTCGACCCGCCCCACCTGACCGGGGCAAAGGAAACGGCATGGCTGGTCAAGAAATACGGTAAGCTGGACGAAAATTGGATGCAGATGCTCCATGACGGTTTCCAGGAGTGTATGCGGGTATTAAAGCCAGATGGCGTCTTGATCTTTAAGTGGAGCGAATACGACATTCCGGCAGCGGAGGTCTGGAAAGCTATTGGACAGAAGCCCCTTTTTGGACACCACAGCGGAAAAAGGATGGGCACCTTTTGGAGCTGTTTTATGAAATTGGAAGGAGCGAACGATGACTGAACGGGAATTGATACGGGCGCTGCGGTGCACGTCAACGCCGGGTGGACCGTTGATGGACTGCGAAAAATGTCAATACCGGGTAGTGGAGGCCGTGCCCGAACACTTGAGAGAGCAGGTCGGATCCGATGAATGGGAAGGCTGCGATGCCGACAAGATCGGGGTTGATGCCGCCGACCGCCTGACCGCCGTGTTGGGTGAGCTGGAGCGAGTGACGCGGGAGCGGGATGCGGCGGTGGAGTGTATACAGTTCATTGCGACATACATGGAACTTGATTCCATGAAAGACATTCGCAAAATGATTGAGACGTGGAAAGCGGACGGAAGGAGACGGAAACGTGAAAAAGATACCCATATGTAGGCAGTGCGAGTACATGAAGCTGATCGGAAGAGCGCGAATTACTGGCAACAGCCGTCTGGAAGGGCCGCGCGGAGACTGTATGTGTGAGCATCCCAAGGCTGTGGAGACTTTCGAGCGAGTTTTACCGCGCAGCCCCAGGATGGCGGCCTTTATCGGATTCACGAAACCCGGCGAGGAATATCCGAACATCAAGACATCGCCGCGCTGGTGCCCCCTGCGCGAGAATGGGTGATCGAGTTTGAGCGGATCAGCAAGGATGAGGCCCTTGGAGGTGGCAGGGATTGAAGAAATACTCTGAATTGTTGGAATGCTGGGAACAAGAAGCCTATCACGACCATTACGGCGAAGATTGGCTGGTTGAGATTGGTGAGGGCGTGAAGTTTTATGCCGTTAAATGTGAAGCGGAGGGAAAGCGGCCGACCTTTGCGGGGCTAATCCGGCACATCAAAAAAAAGAGATGCTGCTCACCGACGGAGGATGGACAGGATGACTGTACTGACGCACATTGACCGGGCGCCCTGTGGCACTCCGACGCCGGAAGAAATTTCTCACGACGAAATAGCAAAGCAACACTTTTTGAAATACTGTGATAGCGGAAAATGCATCCGGGGCGCAGCGCACGCCAGTAAAGCAAACTGGCATGAGGGGTTATGCCTGGAATGCGCATTTAATCCTTACAATATGGCGGCTCAGGGGGAGGATGAGGACGATGGCTAGGAGAATAATCCACTGCTGCCTGGATATTGATGGCGGTATCCGCAACGCAAAAGACCTCAAGGGGTGTATCACAGTTGATGGCCGCACACTGATGACCGCAAACGAGGTCAAATCGTTTTTGCGCGAGCAGCTTGCTATGGGCCGTCGAGTTTTGCCGATGGGCGACTGTGATAATTTTGACTACCAGACGGGATGCAAGGGACATGTAGTTGAGGAGGACTGACAATGGCTGAGTATATTGAGCGTGAAGCAGCACTCGCATCGATCCGCGAAAGATGCGCCCCGTGCGGGGAAGGAATCGAAGTGTTGAAAGCGTCCCCCGCCGCCGACGTGGCCCCGGTGCGGGACGGTGAATAGTTGCTTCGTCACGAAGGGTATGGGCATTATTGGGAGTGTTCTGCGTGTCACACAAACCCTTGTATTTATGTGACGAAAGACACAAAATTCTGCCCCAACTGCGGGGCCAAGATGGACGGTGACGAGTGATAATGAAAAACGTTGAAAAGTACATATTTGAGGAGGCGCTGGCCTACTATGGCTCGGAGGCGCAGATCAAGATGCTGTACGAAGAGATGGCCGAGCTCCAGCTTGCCGTATGCAAGAATGGCCGCGGAGCCGACAACCTGGACAACATTGCCGAGGAGATCGCGGACGTGGGCATCATGCTCGACCAGATGCGCCTGTTGTTTAACGTAGAGGCGCGGTCGCGGGATATCCGGGACGATAAGGTGGCCCGGCTGGCGGAAAGGATGAACGCAGGGTGAACGTCGCATACAACATTGACTGCATGGAGTATATGAAAGCGCTACCAGACAAATCCATTGACCTCTGTTTGGCCGATCCACCCTATTTTTCCGGGCCTGAACGGCGCGGGCATTATGGGAGCAAAGTCAGCAAAATTGGTGTCCATAGAGACTATCCAATTTCGCCGCACTGGGAAGTCCCAGGAGAAGAGTTATTCAGAGAGATCTGCAGGGTGGCTAAAAGATGGATTGTGTGGGGTTGCAATTATTTTGAATTTGCTTTCCCGCCCGGAAGAATTATATGGGACAAATGCAATCAAGGTAGCAGTTTTTCTGACTGCGAAATCGCGGCGACGAATTGCCACAAAAGTGTTAGGCTAATCCGCTACATGTGGAACGGAATGATGCAGGGAAAGAGTATTACAGAGGGGCATATCATGCAGAGCGACAAATCGCTGAACGAAAAACGCATACACCCGACACAAAAACCCGTATCCCTCTACGAGTGGCTACTAATGAAATACGCCCAACCTGGAGATCAAATCCTGGATACTCACCTTGGCTCTGGCTCGTCACGCATTGCCGCCTATGAGCTTGGATACGACTTTATAGGCTGCGAAATCGACAAGTATTACTTTGACGCGCAAGAAAATCGATACGGAGACTATACTGCCCAGATCAACCTATTTAGACAGGGGGACCAGAGATGAAACAAGACCTGTGCGGGGCCTGCCTGGCCCAAGTGCGAGCCGATCACGAGATTAAGCTGCTCACCCGCGGCGTGGGCAACAAAATCACCTGCGCCAAGTGCGGGAGACGGCGCTATGGCGGGACGTATGAGGTGACGGCGCGTGACGCTGATAAGCGCAAATGACCTCCACGCCCTCTCAGCGGCCCACAGAGCCCGCAAACCGCTGACCCTTACTCGGACACTCGGAGATACTGCCGTGACCGTCAGGACGCTCCCTGCGAGCGAGGCGTGGGGCGTGAGCTATCTGGTGCAGATCAGGGTCGAGAGAGGGCATAGGACGGATATACAGACGTTTGAGAGCGTGGAGGCGCTCAGGAGGATTTATGACGAGCCAGGAAAAGAAAGCGGAACTGCTGAAATACAGGGAGGCCGAGATGGAGGCTACTCGTCTGGAGGGGGAGATCGCCAGATGGTACTCACGGTCGGAAAAGATGACGACCATGGTAAAGTTGGTTCCAGGCGGATCAAGCGGCGGAAGAAGCATCGAGACCGCGGTGGAGGCCATAGACGATTTGGCTGGCCAGCTTGGTGCGCAGCGGGCAAAGCTCGTAAGTATGCGCAAGGCAATCGGGGCGGCCATTGAGGATGTAGACGACGAAAAATTGCGGAAGGTCCTGCGCCTAAAATACATAGAGGGGATGACGTGGGAGAGAGTTGCAGAGAGTATGGATATGTCTGTGCGCGGCGTTACTAAAATGCACGGGAGAGCCTTGGCGAAAATTAACGTGAGTTCCTTGTAGTTCCCATATTTTCTGTGTTACAACTATGATGGGATTAATCCCAAGCGCTTCCTTGGACTCCACTTTTTCCTCCTCCTTTCCTTTCCCTTCTGGGGCCGGGTTTCCGCATCCCGGTCCCACCTATGCCCTTGTAGCTCAACAGGAGAGCGCCCCACACATCCGGGGGATGTTGTCTGGTGCAAGTCCAGGCCAGGGCTATGACGGTGGAGAGACACTATACCGGGCACCCTACGCGCCTGATGGGACCGGCGAAGGGACATGGCGCCCGCCCTTGTCACGGGGCGAGACGGGGAGATTGTGACTATCCCCGGTGTGCCGACACGGATAAAACGGCTGCGCCCGGTGGAGCGTGCAGAAGAAGAATCCACCTATACGCCGAGTGCAGAGCAGAAACCCAACCCGCAGCCATGGGAACAGCGGTGAGGGCGTGGCGGCTTAACACCGCCTCTCGGCTCCAACCGGGAGACCGGAAAACGACGTGAGCAGTTGTTTGTTGAACCCTGAGTTGCGGCAGGTGGACCGTAACAGAGAGTCGTCCGAGAGGGCGGCTCTTTTTATGGCCGCTGATTTAAGGTGAATTTCATGAAAAAAGAAGATAAATTTAATGATTACGACGGATTTGTCGAGAAATTTAAGCCGGAAAAGACAACGGACGATTGCTACACGCCACCCGCTATTTTCGAAGCAGTAAAAGGATGGGCGTGCGATAAATACGATATCGACCCAGACGGTATCGTCCGTCCATTTTATCCTGGTATGGATTATGAGAATTTTGATTATCCAGATGGATGTGTAGTCCTAGACAATCCTCCGTTCTCGATATTATCAAAAATATGCGCATTCTACTTGGACCGCGGAATTAGCTTCTTCCTCTTTGCGCCATCCCTCACCTGTTTTAGCGGTAGAAGAAACACAATGCGGATGAATCACATCATTTGCGATTGCAGCATCGAGTACGAAAATGGAGCGATAGTACGAACGTCGTTCGTGTCCAGCTTTGGCGGGGATATTGTGGCGCAGACCGCACCCGATTTGACGAAAAAGGTAAACGATGCCGTAGCTGCGCTGCACAAAGAAAGGGTGCGAGAGCTCCCGAAGTACACGTACCCGGACAATATATTAACGTCGGCCATGATGCAACGGTACTCAAAGTATGGCGTAGATATGGAAGTAAGGCGACACGAATGCACGCCGATATATAAACTAGACGCACAGGCGGAGCAAAAGAAAGCCATTTTCGGAGGCGGCCTGCTGCTCTCCAAACGCGCTGCGGCTGAACGCGCTGCGGCTGAACGCGCTGCGGCTGAACGCGCTGCGGCTGAACGCGCTGCGGCGCACATTTGGGCACTGTCGGACCGGGAGAGAGCAATTGTTGATGGCTTAGGGTAATACGTATTACCGATTGGTCGTCGTGGGTAAGTACACCGCGTAAAGCAAGTGGGTGGGTGCGGCGGTGTTTAGAGCAAAAGAGATCCGCCGGAGGATAACCTTCCGGCGGAATGCTGCTGATCTATTGTCTGGATGCCTCTCCGAGGTATGTCTTTAGGCCGTCTTGCAACACCTGGGAGAAGTTCACATGAGCCGCTTCGGCTTCTCTGTTGAGCCATGCGGGGATGGTAAGGGTTTTCTTTACGACACGATTGTTGATTCGGTCCCTGACGGACGGCATGAATACGTCAACCATCGTTATCACGCCGCCATCGTCAGGGCATAAGTCTTTTACTGGCGTGGGCGGAGGGATTACATCACCGTCCTGCTCCATGCCGTACAGGTGCAGGCCAAGCGCTTCCTTCGCGTTACGAAACGCCTCTTCGGAAGAGCCGGCGCAGGGCAGGCAGCCTGGAAGGTCCGGAAACTCGATAGAGATCCCATCATCGTCGTAGTAAAAGAAAGCGGGATAGGCGTAGAAGTTGGGGTACATATAAGCTCCTTTCTGTATGGGGGGCGGGGCTTACTTGAATTTCAGCCCCGCTTGCTTCCCGATGCTGATGAGAGTCCTGATTGGTATGTCCTTAACTGGGTGCGTTACCGTGACCTTACCAGGTTTTGTTGGGTGCTTAAACTGGTGGTGGTCTCCATCACAGGCAACCTCGTACCAACCGTCTGCATTGAGGATTTGAATGACCTCGCGAGATGAGTAGCTCTTCATTTGACCACCTCTCTTAACTATCTATATTATAGCACGTATTATTACACGTGTCAATAGGTGATAGGCAAAAATCAAAAACTTTTATGAGGTGGATGCAGTGAGCACGAATCCGTTCTATGACTCCAGGGCTTGGCGGATGGTGAGGAGCCGAGTTTTACGCGAAGATAACAACGAGTGCCAGATACACAAGGCGCAGCATAAGCACAGGCGGGCAGAGATCGTCCATCACATATACCATTTGGATAAGTATCCGCAGTATGGGTTAATGAAGTTTATTAGGGATCCAATAACCGGAGAAGAAAGGCGGAATCTGATATCTGTATGTCGGGAGTGCCATGAAACAGTATGTCACCCAAATAGGATGCGGGCAGCGGAGTACAGGCCGCCGTTGACGCCGGAGCGTTGGTAATGCCCCGGGTCGAAAAAACGGAGATTAAGATCGGGGTGACCTACTCGGGTGTGTTCTAGACAAGAGAGATTTCTTCGCGCACACGATATGGATTTTGGAGGTGAGAGGGATGGCGAAGGTGAAGAGGGGCGCAAGCGCAGAGCGCGAAAAGATTCGCCGGGACTTGTTAGACCAGATGGAGCGCAACGGGACCGTCGGTGAGCACTACGCTGATCTTGTGGACGACTACATGCGATTGTACGATGTGAAGAATGAATTGCTGACCGACATCGCTTCCAGGGGAGCGAAGGTAGAGGTCGTAACGGCAAGCGGATTGAGAAATATCAAGACCAATGATTCTGTCGGCGATTTACTGAAGGTCAGCATGCAGATGCTCAAGATCGCGGACAGCTTGGGCCTCGACCCCGCCCAAACGGACTGCGGTGCCGGATATGACGACCGGTTGTAAGTACATCGATGACTACTCCGCAGCCATACGAACCGGAACGATCCAAGCTTCAAAGGAAATGCGCCTAGCCGTGGAATATATTGAGGACAAGCTTGCGCAGCCGGGCGTGGTTGTAGATCAGACAAAAACTGAACGAGCCAAGGAACTAATCGAGCGCTATTTCGAGATTACGCTGATGGACTGGGAGCTTTTCGTTTTAGCTCTGGTCCATTGCTATTATGCAGACGACACACTGGTCTTCACTGAGTTTTTGATTATGATGGGCCGCGGAAACGGGAAGAACGGTTTCATTTCTGGTCTGGCGTGGTATTTGACCACCCCGGACCATGGAGTGCAGGGATACAACGTGGACATTATTGCCAACAGTGAGGACCAGGCGAAGACTTCTTTTGATGATGTCTATGAGATGCTAGACCGGAATTGGGGAAAGCTGAAGCGGACTTTCTATAAGTCTAAGGAGCTAATCAAATCTCTCAAAACCGGAAGCTATATCAAGTTCAATACTTCGAACGCCCGCACTAAGGACGGAAAACGCTCCGCCTGTCTGATTTTTGACGAAGAGCACGAGTACGAAAACGATGACAGTATCCGGGTGTTCAAATCGGGATTTGGCAAGCGAAAGCATAGCCGAGTCTTCAAGATTACCACAAATGGCTACGTCCGGGATGGCGTGTTGGACAAGGACCTGGAGATCGCCAAGGCAGTGCTCAACGGGGAGATTAAAAACAGCCGTCTTTGCCCGTTGCTGTACAAAGCGGATGGCGAAGATGATGTGCGGAACACCGCAGCATGGGTTAAGGCGTGCCCGTCGCTCCCATATCTGGAAACACTTCGATTACAAATGCAGCAGGAGTTTAGCGAGATGTCCTACGACAAAAGTGTCGAATTGGACTTTTATACCAAACGAATGAACCTGCCACGCTCTAATATGGAGATTGCTGTAACGGACTGGGAAAACATCGCTGCAAGCAATCGGCCACTTCCGGATATGGATGGATGGGAATGCACTGCTGGGTTGGATTACGCCAGCGTAACAGACTTCGCTAGTGTTGACCTCCACTTTCGAAGAGGAGATGAAAGATATGATATCAACCACTCTTGGCTATGCCTCAGGTCACGTGACCTGGAACGAATTAAGGCACCATGGCGCGAATGGGCAGAAGCAGGACTATTGACCGTGGTGGACGACGTCGAAATACACCCGGATTTAATTGCTGGGTACATACAGAGAATGGCACAGCGGTACTACATTAAGAGACTCGCGCTGGACAACAACCGCTTTGCCCTGGTATCAAGATCGTTAAAGCAAATAGGATTTGACGCAACCGACCACAAGAATGTACACCTGGTGCGCCCGTCGGACATCATGAAGGCCGTCCCTGTTATTGAGAGCGTATTTGTTAATCGGAAATTTACCTGGGGTGACAACCCCACGCTTCGCTGGGCCGTGAACAACACGAAGCTCGTTCGCTCTAGCCGAAACATAGGGTGTGATACTGGAAATTTTGTATACGCCAAGATTGAAGCGAAGAGCAGAAAGACAGATCCATTCATGGCGCTTGTGGCTGCAATGACGATTGAAGACGTTCTGCAGGATGTGGATTATAGCGCCTTGCCAAATATGGACGTTATCATTGGATGATAGGGGGTGATTAAAGTGGCATTCAATTTTTTTAGATGGCTGTCCGGAAAAACGGCACAGGAACCCGAGCCCGTAACATTTGCCGAGTTTTTTGATCTATCTACAGACCTGTACATCCGAGAACTGGCCTTCCAATCCTGTGTAAACCTGGTCGGAAATGTCTTGAGCAAGTGTGAGTTCAAAACCTATGACGGCAACGTGGAGAAAAAGGGAGACGAATATTACCTGTGGAATGTCGAGCCGAATCAAAACCAGAACAGCTCTGCGTTTCTGCACAAGCTAGTACACCAGCTTTTCAACGACCGAACTGCGCTCGTTGTTCAGTACGGGGGGAAGTTGCACGTGGCAGATAGCTTCACGCGAAGGGAGTATGCCTTGTACGATGATCTGTTTGAACAGGTTACCGTAGGTGACTTTACATTCAACCAAACGTTCCGGCAGTCCGACGTGCTTTTCTTTGAAGTAGCCAGCGAGGACATGAGAAGGCTTACAAATGGGTTATACCTGTCGTACGGGAAACTGATCGCTTATGGTATCCAGAGCTACCAGAAATCCCGCGGCACAAAGGGCGCAATGTCGGTGAATGTCCAGATGATGGGAAACGATGAATTTAAGCGCCGGTATGAAGCGATACAAAACGAGGGGTTCAAGCGATTTGCCAACGCGGATAACGCCGTCCTCCCGCTGTACGAAGGGATGAACTTTACCGAATTGGCCCATAAGACATACAGTCAGGAAAACACCAGGGACATCCGAAGCATGATCGATGATGTGACGGACTTCACAGCACGTGCGTTTGGAATCCCGCCGGCATTGCTTGACGGGTCAGTGCAGGACGTTGGTGCGGCTACAGATCAGTTCCTGACGTTCTGCGTGGACCCGCTAGTTGACAACATCCAAGAGGAGATCATGCGAAAGCGATATGGCCGGCAGGCCCTCGCACGTGGAGACTACATCCGCATTGACACCTCATCGATCAAGCATATTGACCTTCTGTCTGCTTCGCCCAACATCGACAAGTTGGTCTCCTCCGGCGTGGTGTGCATCAATGACATCCGGGCCTTACTTGGACAACCATTGATCCTGGAGCCGTGGGCCTACTCGCATTTTATGACAAAAAACTACGCCACTGTGGCCGAGCTATTGAAGGCGCTGGAAGGAGGTGAAACAGCATGAGAAAATTTTACCAACTGGCCGTCAATCAAGAAACGAGAGAGGCTGACGTGACCATCTTTGGCGACATCACCTCTTGGGAGTGGCTGGAGAGCGACGTATCCAGCTACACGCTATCAAAGGAGCTGGGCGGTCTTGATGTGGATGTCATCAATGTCCATATCAACAGCTATGGCGGCGAGGTTGCAGAGGGCCTCGCTATCTACAACGTCTTGAAGCAGCATAAGGCGAAAGTCAAGACCTATTGTGACGGATTCGCCTGTTCGGCGGCCTCCGTGGTGTTCATGGCTGGCGATGAACGAATTATGTCAGCAGCGTCTCTCCTGATGATCCACAACGCATGGACGTACACCCAGGGGAACGCCTCTGAACTGCGTAAAGCGGCGGACGATCTGGATACCATCACAGGGGCATCGGTCGCAGCTTATATGGCATGCGTCAACATCGATAAGGACCGAGTGGTCGAGCTGATGGATGCCGAGTCCTGGATCGCACCGCCCGATGCGCTGGAAATGGGATTCGCGACATCCGTCGTCGGAGATGGCGCAAAAGCTCCAAGCCAGTCCGCCAGAAAGATTGTATTTGACAGGCTGACGAGTCAGGTGAGCCCCGCACCGAAGGCCCCACCTGCACAACCTAAGCCAAAAGAAAAGAACCTATCCACATTTTTGAACGCGCTATGCGCGAAGAAAGGA